AAGAGAAAAAAGCAAAAGAAATCGTATACCAGAATACAGGTAAAGATAGCTTTGAAGTTAAAAATATTAGTAAAGAAAAAGCAGAAATATTTGATGTAAGATCAAAATCAAGCAGAAAAAATTTAATTTCTGACCTTTTAGGCGAAACAATTCAAGATGAATTAAAAGAAACCGTTAGTAGTTTATTTGATAAATATCTAGACCAAATACCTCAGAACTTGACATCTTTTGTTAACAGAGACTGGTGTATAAACAATATCAAGTTTAATAACACATTTTCTTATGGGAAAGAAAACTATATTAATTTTGATAAATTAAATGGTGTGGTAGGTGTTTTTGGAAACAATAGGGCAGGAAAATCCTCTATTCCTGGAACTTTGATGTATTGCTTATTTAACAGCACAGACAGAGGATCGATTAAAAATCAGAGTATTGTTAATACTAGAAAAGGTTTTTGTGATGCAGAAATAGAATTATCGTATAACTGCGAAAAGTATAGTGTTAAAAGAAAAACTGTTAAAAAGTCTAAAAACAATGGAGAAATTTCCTCATCAACAAGTCTTTCTTTAAAGAACCTAAATAACAACTCTGATAAAACAGAAGAACAAAGAAGAGAAACTGAAAAAATACTTAAATCTATGATTGGCACTCCAGAAGATTTTCTTTATACTTCTTTTGCATCACAAGGAGAAATTAATGCTTTTATAAAAGAAAAGTCGAGCGCAAGAAAAAGCGTCTTGGCAAAATTTTTAAATTTAGATTTATACGAAGAGCTTTACAAAAAGTCTAGAGAAGATTACATTGTTTTAAAAAATAAATACAAAAACATTAAAGAAGAAAACTGGGATCAAATAATTGAAAACTATAACTCTGACATAAATGAAAATAAAAACGAAGAAAATAAAGCAAAAAATTTCTTGTCACAATTAAGAGAAAAAGAAGTTAAGCTTAATGTTGAAATTGCAAGTCTTAAAAAAGACGAAACAAAACACCCATCAGGTTATACTTTAAAGTCAGCTGAGAATGAATTAAAGTATCTAAGTAGTAAAATAGAAGAAAACAAATCTAATGTTGACAAATATAGATTGCTAATTGATCAAGATTCTACTTTACTTAAAAAGATCAATATTTTTAAATCTAGCTTTTCTATAGATGATATTGAAAAAGAAAAAAAGAAGCTTGATTCCCTCAGGAAAAAACTCGACAATTTTAAACGAAGCAAGGTAATTGCTGAGGCAGAAACTGATAGGAATAAAAATAGACTTAAAATACTAGAAGAGGTACCGTGTAATGAAGAATATTCAAGTTGCAAATTTATAAAAGACGCCTATCAGTCAAAAGAAAACATTTCTTCTTTAGAAGAAGAAATTAGATTAATTGGTTTAAACGTATTAGAGATATCAAGTGCTGTTAAGTCTATTGAAAAGCAAGATTTAGAAGAAAAAATTAAAAAGTTCAATAGTGTTCTTAATAAAGAGTATAAAGCTAATGTTGACACTGAAAGAAACCAAGAAAAGTTAGAATTATCTTTAAATAATATAGAAGCATTCAAACTAAAGATCATCGAATTAGAGAAAATACACCAAGAGCTGTTAGCAAACAACAATGATGATTTAACCATGAAGATGAAAAAAGTTAAACAGGAGTTAAACAATACAACTTCTAAAATATTGTCGCTTGAAAGTAGTATCATTGAAATTAATAAATGTATATATGAAATTGAAAGTAATATTGTACGATGCAAAAACAAAAAAGAAGAATATTATAGTTTAATAGACGAGTGGAAGTCTTATGATCTGTTTTCTTTTGCAGTTTCAAAAAAAGGCATACCTACAATGTTGATAAACAACAGTTTGCCTTTAATAAATAGCGAAATCAATAAAATTTTATCAACAGTTACTACGTTTAGTATAAATTTAGAAGATGATGGTACTAATTTAAATGTCTATATAGATTATGGGGACTCAAAAAGAATTATAGAATGTGCTAGTGGTATGGAAAAAATGATGGCTTCAATTGCTATTAGAGTTGCATTAATAAGTATTTCTTCTTTGCCGAAGTCTAATATTTTTATAATTGATGAAGGCTTTGGTGCATTAGACTCTTCAAACATTGAAGCTTGTTCTAGACTTCTGAAGAGTCTTAAGAAATACTTTAAAACAATAATGATAATTTCTCATGTTGACTCAATCAAAGATATAGTAGATAAAAATATCGAAATAAACAGAAAAGGAAACGACTCACATGTCGAATATAGATGAAATTGAATGGATCGATGCTGGTAACAATGAAGAAGAAAGAACATATAAAAACATAACTTTTTATAGAGTTAAAGGTGACATACCTGTAAGTCTTGACTGTCAAATTTGCAAAAACTTGATCTATACAGTTGAAGATGTTGAAAGAGTAAAGAAAGAAAATTGCTGTGATACATGTTATAATACTTATTATTATAGTAATAAAGAAAAATGGGAACAAGGTTGGCGTCCTAAAATAAGCAACAAATATTAAATTTAATTAATAATTATAATAATTATAGTATAAATAAAAGGAAAACATCATGGAATATGATTTAGTATCAAACTTAGGCAATGCAATTGACAATGTATTTAACTATTCAAATGGTCAAGATAGTTCTAGAAAAACAGTTGCAAAACTTATTAATAGCAAAGAAATGTCTATAACTTTTATGTCTATTGTTAATGTTGCTAGAGAATCAGATTTGCAAGTTCAAGTAGGCCATATAAATAAAGAATCCAACCACCACATTACAGCAAGGCTTAACAGAATAAAAAAAGAGTTTAAATCTTGTGCTGGTCGACCTTTAAAAACAAAAAAAATAGGCGAGTCTGATTCTTTTGAGGTAATAACAACAAGCTCATTTAGTCATTTTAAAACTTATAAAGTTTGTTATACAAAGACTTTCGAGGTTTCTTAATAATGAGTAAAAACTCTGGGACCAAAAGAGGTCAAATTTCTGAAATTATAAAGTGCGGAAAAGACCCAATATACTTTATGAACAAGTATTTAAAAATACAACATCCGCTAAAAGGTTTAATACCTTTCACAACTTTCTCTTTTCAGGACGACTGTGTAAAAGACTTTAATGATCATCGTTTTAATGTAATCCTTAAGTCTAGACAGCTCGGTTTGTCAACACTTGTAGCAGCTTACGCAGTATGGCAGGCTGTTTTCTATAAAGAAAAAAATATTTTAATTATAGCAACAAAGCTAGCTGTTGCACAAAACTTTATAAGAAAAGTAAAGACTTACATTAAATCAATGCCTAAGTGGTTATTGGTACCAGAAATTGTTGCAAACAACAAACAACAAGTTGAATTTTCAAACGGCTCTCAAATCAAAGCAGTCCCTACTTCTGAAGATGCAGGACGATCAGAAGCGCTCTCTTTGCTTATTGTAGATGAGGCTGCTTTCGTAAGAAACTTTGATGAGCTATGGATGGGTTTGTACCCTACACTTTCAACAGGAGGTAGAGCAATACTCTTATCTACACCTAACGGTGTTGGTGGACAATACCATGATATTTACGTCAAGGCTGAACGAAAAGAAAACGAATTTAATCCTATAAAACTTTTATGGGATGTTCACCCAGAAAGAAGTGACGAGTGGTTTGAAAAAGAGACTAAAAATATGTCTCAAAAACAAGTTTCTCAAGAGCTTCTTTGTGACTTTTCATCTTCAGGTGACACTTTTTTATCAGCTGATGTTTTGGATAAAATTAGAATACTAACAAAACAGCCTATGGAAAAAAGTGGTCCTCAAGGAAACGTGTGGTACTGGTCGTACCCAGTTCAAGGTGACAAATACATGCTTTCAGCTGATATTGCCCGAGGTGATAGCGGTGACTATTCAACTTTTCATGTAATTAATCTTAAAGATTTAACCATTTCAGCAGAATTTAAAGGAAAAATACCACCAGATCAATTTGGAATTTTAGTATATGATATTGCGAGAAGATTTAATGAAGCAACTATATGCCCGGAAAATAATGCATATGGGTATACAATGCTTATTAAATTGGGTGAGTTAGGATACAAAAATATTTATTTTTCTTCTGAAAGAGAAAGATACAAATATCTTTATGGCGAAGGAAATAATTTAGGGAAAGCTGGTTTTACTACTAGTAAAGAAAGTAGAGACAAGATACTTGCAAACTTTGAAGAAAGTTTAAGAAACAATAGAGTAAAAACATATTCAAGCAGACTCTATCAAGAATTAAAAACTTTTATTTGGAATGGTAAAAAGATAACAGCTATGAAAGGTTACAACGACGATTTAATAATGTCGCTAGCTATAGGCTGCTATCTTTCAGAAAGTAATTCTTCAAAGTATAACGCTGCTCAAATGCAGCAGTCTGATGAGATTTTAAAAGGTATGAAGTTTAACAATACGAGTCAAGATGATACAATGTTATCACCTTTTTATTATAATAATCAGAATTCTTTTAACCCGTTTATTCCAGTAAATTTGCCTCAAAATAAATTTAATAAAGAAATAAGCAAAAAAAACCCATTGGGTGATTTATCATGGCTGATAGGAAAATAATCAATGGCAGATAGTAACAGTTTATTTAAGAAACTAACAACTCTATTCAGATCTGGTCCTGTTGTTAGGCGCAAAATTAAAAAAATACAAAATCAGAATTCTTATTCTAAGTCTTCTTTGGAGGTTTTCAAGAAAGCACATAGTGACGTATATAATTCTACTCTCAGAGCTTACGGCTCTTATGATAGAATGGCAAGATACTCAGACTTTTCAGAAATGGAAGCAACGCCAGAAATTAGCTCGGCATTAGATATTTACGCAGAAGAATGTGTCTCTCCAGATGTTGAAGGTCAAGTTTTACATATTTATTCTGAAAACAGGAATATCAAAAAGCTTCTTAATGAGCTTTTTTATGATACTCTTAATATTGACTTTAACTTAGTTATGTGGACAAGAAATCTATGTAAATATGGTGACTTCTTTCTGTTTAATGATATACATCCTGAGGAAGGAGTTATTAATACATTTCCTATCCCGATATCTGAAATTGAAAGAGAAGAAGGTTTTGATAATGATGATCCAGGTGCTGTTAGATTTAGATGGATTACGCAAGGAAACAGAGTATTAGAAAATTGGCAGGTTTCACATTTTAGACTTTTAGGCAGTGATGCATTTTTACCATATGGTTCTTCTGTTTTAGAAGGTGCAAGAAGAGTTTGGCGACAGCTAATTCTTATTGAAGATGCTATGCTTGTTTATCGTGTTATTCGATCACCTGAAAGGCGTGTTTTTTATATTGACGTTGGTAATATACCTCCAGAAAACATTGCAGACTATCTAGAACAAGCACAGACTTCGCTTAAAAGAAATGCTGTAGTTGATAAGACAACGGGCCAAGTTGACTTAAGATACAACCCACTATCAGTCGACGAAGATTATTTCTTACCTGTTCGCGGTGGAGATACTGGAACAAGAATTGATACTCTTGCAGGGGGCTCTAATACAACTGCTATTGAAGATGTTGAATATATACAGAAAAAGTTATTTGCTGCATTAAAAGTCCCAAAAGCTTATTTAGGTTACGATGAAGATATCGGTGCAAAAGCTACATTAGCGCAAGAAGACATTAGGTTTAGTAGAACAATCCAAAGAATACAGAAAACAATTATTTCTGAACTTAATAAGATTGCGATGATTCATTTATATGTAAACGGTTACACAGACGAAGACCTGTTAGACTTTAACTTAAAGTTAAGTAATCCTTCAAGTATTGCACAACAGCAAAAACTAGAACTAATAAGGACAAAATTTGAAATATCAGCTCAGGCACCAGAAGGTTTTGTTGATAGAGAGTGGATTAGAAAACATATTTTAGATCTAAATAACGATGAAATATATAGAATCGAAAGAGGCAGAGAAAAAGATAAAATAAGAGATATGGAGCTTGAAGCAGTCCAACTCCCAGAAGACAAAATTAATCTTTTTGGTGACGAAAACGAAGGTGGAGGAGATGATGCAGGTGGAGGAGATGATGCAGGTAGTCTTTTCGGCGGAGGAGATAGCGGTGACTCAGGAGACTCCGGAGGAGATGATAGTGGTGGAGACCTTTCAGACCTTTTCTCAGGAGAGATTAAAAAAGGCAGTCTTATGTCAGAAGAAGAACTTTCCCAATATGACGAGCTTTTAGAGGAAGATGATAGCGAAAAAGACGATAAAGATAAAAACCCTATCAAAGCTTCAAATAAAACAAGAGGTAAAAGAAAGCAAAGCATGAATGGCAATACACCTATATACGGAGTAAGTGCTAAAGACATAAACAAACTAGGTGAGTTGCCTAAGGTTATATCTGTTAAAGATCTTAGCTCAAAAAATATATTTGACAGTATAATGCCACAAAGTCCTATTGTTGACAGCTTTATTGACAGGCAGATATCTAGAAGAGATTCAATTGACTTAAGTAATTTATCTAATAAACTAAACTTAAATACAAATAAGCTTTTAAAAGAGTCAAACGATAAAGAAATAGATATATTTATAGACGATGACATATTAAATGACGAGGAAGATTGAAATGCCTAAGCATCATAATAAAAAAAGAAATATTGGAATTATATATGAGCAAATTATAAATTTTGTCTCTGAGTGTTTAATTAACGAAAATAAAAAAGATGCTGAAGTTGCTATTAATATTATTAAAAATAATTTTACTAAAAATAGTCAGTTATATAAAGAATATAAACTTTTCAAAGCACTAGCAGATACGCACCAAGTAACTGATCAATTGGCAACAATGATAATTACAGAAGCTAAGTCTGCCTGTAATAATATGTTTGATAGTAACCAGCTAGAAAAAGAAAAATCTAATTTAATTAAAGAACTAAATTATACATTCGGCAAAGGTACAATATTTAGTAAAAAAATATCTAACTATAGAATTTACGCCACAATTCAGACTTTATTAAATGAGTGGCGAGAAAATACAAACAACTTTGATAAAACTACTGAATACGAAATTTTACTTCATGAAAGCTTAACAGAAAAAAGTCTAAAAGAAGAAAAAAAGCCTATTAAAGTTGATAAATTAACATATTCCTTAATGAAAGAAATATTTAAAAAGAAGTATTCTTCCAATCTTAATGAAGACCAAAATAAATTAATTTCTTTATATATAAACGAAGATTATAAATCTTTAAGTGAAAATTATACTCTAATAAAGAAAAGAATTAAAAATTTCTTAGAAAATAAAATTGTGAGTCTAAATAATCAAATTATCTTAGAAAAAAAAGACAGTGTAATTAATAAAATAAAATCACTTAAAGAAAATGACTTTTCTAAAGAAAACTTGCAAAAATATTTACTGGCTTTAAAATTAGAAGAAGAAATTTTAGGAGAATAGAATGGGAACGCAAAGACTGATTACGGAATGGGTAAACTTTGAATATGACCCAAAAATCATTAAAGAGCAAAGACAGCCAGGGCAACCTTTGATTATGAAAGGTATCTTGCAAAAAGCTGAGACTTTAAACCAAAACGGCAGAGTTTATCCTAAGTTAATTCTTGAAAGAGAAGTTAGGAATTATCAGAAATTTATAAAAGAAAACAGAGCTTTAGGCGAGTTAGACCACCCAGACTCTTCAGTTGTTGAACTTAAAAATGCTTCTCACAATATAAAAGAAGCTTATATTGAAGGTAATATTGTATACGGAACAGTTGAAATACTTAATACACCAAGCGGAAAAATACTACAGTCTTTAGTTGAAAGTGGTGTTACATTAGGTATTTCTTCGAGAGGTGTTGGAAGCACAAAGACTCAAGGTGATATGCAAATTGTGCAAGATGACTTTCAACTTATTTGTTGGGACTTTGTTAGTGAACCTTCAACTCCTGGCGCTTTTATGATGAAAGAAGGCAAAGAAGTTTCTCCTCAGTTTATAAATAATGTATTTAACAAAACAGATAGAAT